GTCTTGCTTTTACTGGAATTGTTATTTTATATTCCGTATTTCCAGATCCATTTCCAGCCAAATATACAAATGCATATATTTTATAATTCTGATCATTTTCCTCGTTTTCCAGCATAGCATCCGGAATTGGAACGTCTATTACGGAATCTCTTACTGTCCCGATTCTTGTTACGGATGTTCCTCCTGTTTCTTCCAGCGAAAAATGCATTTCTACTGCCCTTGGAAGATTTAAGCCCTGAATCCGAAGAATCTGTCCGTAATCATACTGCCACGCTGTTTCGGCCCGAATATTTGTTTCTGCTTCTGAAAAAACAGCAGTGATTATATTATTCCTCTTCTGCCTCCCTCTTTAGCAAATTCCATTCTTTTTCCGTGATAATCTCCAGTGCCCATTCTTTCGGGATGTATAGTTTCATTCTTTTATTGATTTTATTTTTTCTGTAATATCTGTTCCAGAAATAGGCATTCGCCAGTGCTCTTGCTTTGTGCATAATGCAAATATATGTCGCCCTGGCGTCCGGTGTTCCGAAAATCTGGTAATTGTATGCAGTGCACCAGCTGCAGCCTTCTGCGATAGGACAGTTAAAGCACTCGTCTGTGCTCTGTGTTCTCCTGTCAATTTTTTTCAAGCGCTCTACGCGGCATCTGTCGCATTCCGTCTGACAGATTCCATAATCTACATCTCCGATTGAATAAGGTTCCTGTTGATTTCCCAGAGAGCTTTCCATGTAGCGCAAACACGGATATATAATGCCTGCCGGATCTACGGCCAGCATCACTCCGTTTCCGCCACACCAATTCTCCAGATCGTCCTCCTGTTTCGGATGGAAGAACTCCTCTTCAAACAGCGAACAAAAATAATCATTTTCGAAGTCCATGTTGTTTTCCAAAATGTAGTCTGCGAGACGCTTCATTTCGTTATATAGTACGGTGGCGTGAATTGGTTTCCATCCATCCTCGTATACGCAGTTCGCATTTATTTCGCAATATCCCAGCTCAAACATATGGACGATCGCATCGTATGTATGCATGACATTGGCCGGCGCGATAGTGATCTTTGAACCCATGTAATTTCCTTTGTCCATCCAATCTTTCGCCGCAGATACTGCCAAGTCATACGAAGGGCTTCCATCTGAGAATATGCGGCAGGAATCATGCAGTTCTTGATTCCCGTCAACTGTGACTGAGAAAGACAATCTGTTCTTCCATTTATCAAGTACTCTTCCGACTTCCGGATCATGATATAGTGTTCCGTTTGAGCATATAGAAAACATCGTTTTATCAAGCCACGGGTGATTAAGTTCTATCATTCTGTCAATTGCGTATGAGCATATCTGGTCTATTAATTTCGCTTCTAACAATGGCTCACCGCCAATGAAATCAATGATCAATCCCGGAGATTTATGGGGGTTGATATATTCTTTCATCCCTTTTTCTCCGGTTAACAATAAATCTATCATTTTCTCAGCCGTTTCAAGGCTCATTTTGCGTTTTCCTTTTTTGATCTGATAGCAATATGTGCACGCTAGATTGCAGTCATCCGTCACCTGGAAGGTGACTGTTTGTGTTAGGATTCTTTCTTTTTCATCTGCCTGATGAAGTTCCGGATATAATCTACTTAATTGTTCCGTGTACTGCTCAGTTCTTTTCATTTTCAACACCTTCGATTTCGCAATTGCACATTATGTTGATCTCAAGTTTCGTCGAATTGTTTGGAAGCATCCAATTATATTTATGCTTCTTTATTGCTCCCGGTATATACAACTTTTCAATTTCCTGAACTGCCAGTTTGTACTCCGCTTCCAGCTCTGCTCCTTTTTTTTGATATGCTTTAAATGCATCAGAATTAATAATATCCGAATCGTTCTGATGTGATTCAATAATTCTCTGGATAACATCTTTTGCAAATCCCAGTTCAAAGTTTAATCTTTCAATGTATTCTGCCTTTTCTCGTTCGATTTCTACAATTATCTTTCTCATAGTTTCTCCCTTCTTTAGATCGCTCCAAGTTTTATTGTGATCACACTTCCTCTGTCTGACAAATCCTCTGTGATCACGTCCACTTTCCATCCTGGGAAGTCCCTTTTTGTTTTCCCAACGCTTAATGTGAATTCCGAGTCGTTTCCGTCTGATAATTTTTTCTTAACTGATTCAAAAGTTTCATTTTCTCCCACATACATGGTGATAAGGCTGTTGTAACTTAATTCATTTCCTTTTCCATCCTTAAATTTTTCAAACGAGAATGAATTGTTCATTCCTGCTATTTCTATTTCCTGTTTATTTTTTAAAATTAACTTCATTTTTCTTCCTCCTGTTTTTCAAAAATGACCAAGTCGGTCATTTTACCGCAGATGAAACCTGCCCATAGCATGTATCTTTGCATGTATTTCCGCAATTAGTAGAACAATTTGACGAGCATGAAGTACTGCATCCTCCGCAAATCGTAGAACAGCTATTTGAACACGATTCCGCGCATCCTCCCATACATGAAGATGTGCATTCGGATCCGCATGAACTTCCGCACGAACTGCAACCAGAGCATCCGGTGCATGATGTCGAACATGATGCTGTGCATCTGTTGTCGCATCCAGTACAGTACCCCGAACATGTTCCGGAGCATCCTGAGCAATCGTATGAACAACTATAACCACATCCAGTGCAACTATTTTTGCAGCTGCCCGAACAGTCATCTGCGCATGTCGCAGAACAGTTGCCTCCGCATCCGTTTGTGCAGTCCGCGCAAGTCTGTGCGCAATTTGTCGTGCAGGTCTGGAAACAATCCGTTTTGCAGCCAGCTTCGCAATCATCTGCGCATGTCGCCTGGCAACCCGTACATTCATCCTCGCATGCTCTATTGCATTGCCTGTCGCAATTTCCACTGCATCCAGTTTTGCAACTAGTCGAGCATGCGGTTCCGCATGAGCTTCCGCAATTTCCTTTCGTTGTGTTCTGGCAACTTGTCGCGCACTGAGTTCCGCAACTAGATGTACAAGCCCTTTCGTTTTCCTCCTTTTAAGCTTTTATTGATGTAGTGCATCCTGCACCGCATGTATGTGTGCAGCCGCTCGAACAGCCGCCTGTGCAGCCGCCACAGCCACCCGAACAGCCATCTGAGCACTGCTTTCCGCATGTGGTGCTGCAGTTTCCAGAGCACGAAGTGCACCCCATGCAGGTAGATGCACAGGCCAGTTCGCATAGACCTGTGCAATTCCCTCTGCACCCCGATACCTTTGCATCTTTCTGTATGTTTAGCATTTTGTCCGCGAAGTTTTCTGCTTTTTCCAAGGTCATTTCAAGCGCAGTTCTTTCTTTTTTCAGGCTGTTATCTTGCAGGAAATCGTTGATTTCTAAAAGCGGATCAACGATTTTTTGAATATGCTCATCTGAGATCTGTTTTCCATTCTGCGGCATGATACTAAAATCATATTCCTGTGATGCATATTTCTTCAGTGATCCTCCCATTTGTTCTGCTGTTCTGCTCATCATTGTTTTTCTTACTTTTTCTTTGATTCGTTTCAAAGATTCAGCTGTTATAATCCTTTTTTTCTCCTATACTGCTGACACTGACGTGTAAGCCGGGTTCACGAGCATA